CATGATTAAATAAATCCACAATATAATGTTCTATATCCGCATAGTTTGCAATTGTACTGTGGTTGTAATGATAAAAATCAACTATTTCTTTTAGATTGGCGTACATGTTGGCTATATTGTTGGGTTGAATGTTTGTTTGCTAATAATGCTAATGAAATAAATTATTCCATTCTAAATCATTTTTTTACTGTACATAGTATTATTTTTGCTTTTATCCAAGAATCAAAATAACAAAAATAAAAAAGAATTAAATAATATTTTTGATTTTTTATAAATAATAGGGACGTCAATAAATTCATTTTTTATAAAAAAAGGTGTAAAACAAATGCAAACAATTAATAAGTGTTTCGCGCTACGGCACCCCATCCCCCCGTCACAGTTCGAAGACTAGTGTTGTATATAGAACCTTTTTTCTTGGGCGCCACACATCCGCCGGACCGCACACGGCGCAAAGACGAACGCAACCCGCTTGGATAATAATTTTTACTACTAATGGGTGCTTCTATGGGAAGACCAACTTTATACGCAGACTTTCCCACCGCCACAGATTTTTTTTGGTTCAAATACATTCCCGATGAAAGAGGAGCAATATAATTCATATGCGTGGACTGTACGTGATGGCGTCCCGTATCATTTACATAATAAGACATTGGGGCGGATAATTTAGCAATCTCTCGATCGTAAAACGCTTTAACTGTGCTTATCGATGTGACGCGCTTATAATACTGGCGAGCGTTTGTATTTTGTTGGGCGTTTACTGGTTCTTGGCTTGGATAAAACTGGGGAGGAGTAGGACGAATGCCGGTCAAAGTCCCGTAGTTGTGCGGCACCATTGCACCCGGAGTTTGAGAGGTACTCAGCGGACCTATTATGGGCGTATTTAAATAACCGCCAAATCCAGCCGAACCAATATTTCTTGTAATGCCGTACATGGTCGTCATTATTCTGGATGGTTTATATATCCCATTATTTAAAAAAATAAAAAAATGAGTTTGGAGATTTATTATTAATTTTGTTAGTTTATATAATTTTTATAGGAATAGGGTTGCACAATTAACCACAATTGGAGCCCGGTCTGTCTGCGTTTTTTTTAATAAATAATAATAACCAATAATAATAATTATGTTTTATTCACAAGAGAATCAAGACAAGTATTTAGAAACAAATATTTTTAAAGGTTTAAAAAATGGGGTTTTTTTAGATATTGGGGCTCACGATGGATTATCTATAAATAATACCTTATATTTTGAGAAAAACAATGGTTGGACCGGAATAAATGTTGAACCTATTAAAAAGGTATTTGATCAGTTAGTTATTAATAGACCAAATAGTACAAACTTAAATTATGCGGTTTGTAATTATGAAGGAGAAACAGATTTTGTGTGTAATACTGGTTATACGGAAATGATTTCAGGAATTAAAGATACTTTTGATAAAAGGCATTTTGCGCGATTACAATATGAAATGAAACGTTATGGCGGAACAACAGAAATAATTAAAGTAAAAACTAAAAAAATAGAAAATATCTGTAAAGAAAACAATGTATCACATATAAATTATTTATCTATTGATGTAGAGGGTGCTGAGTTTGAAGTAATTAAATCTATTGATTTTGATAATGTATTTATAGATGTTATTGGGTTTGAAAATAATTATAAAGATAGTAGCATTCCTATTATAAAATATTTAGAAGATAGAAATTATGTAGTTATTAATAAATCTATTGATATTTTTATGATACATAAAGATTCTGTTTTTTATAATAGTAGTTATTTTTTCGAACGCTACATTGATCGTAATTGAGGAAGCGGAATCGTTCATCGTTGGCTAATTCTGCGGACAAATGTGCCAGACCACATCCCATATCAACTTAGATATCCTTCGGTTGGATTTGGGTCGGCAAATTGCCGAATAAGTGCCAGAGACGGCATGACATAAACAACCAAGGGGACACCAAACGCAATCCGACAATAACGCATAAGAAGTGATTTGCCCGACCCACAAAACATTTTAACCAAGCATCTATCGTGTTTGCGGACAATAGTTGTATTGTAAATAGCAAGGTCTGCCTCTGCCTGGTAATCGAAAAATGTCTTGTCGGAATTATTCATGATATATTTTTTATTAAACTAAAATGTAGAATGTAGAATGTAAAATATAACCAAGTGATAACAAGTGATAAAACAGAAAGATTGGAAATATAATCATTTTTGTTTTTATAGTAGTCAAATAATCTAAAAAATGAAATTAAAACAATGGTCCAACCAAAATTAGTATATAATGTCCGCAACTACATTATCCACCACAAACACAATTGACTTGTCGGTTAAATATCAACAAAAAAACGAGTTGGAACATGTGTTGGACCGTCCAGATTCACATATTGGTTCGGTCGAACACGTTCAAACCGACATGTGGATATATAATGCGAACGAAATGGAAATGATCGGGTCTGCAAAAGAAGAGGATGAAAACACGGATGAAAACATGGATAAAAAAACCAGACCAATAATAATTAAAAAAAACATTGAATATATCCCAGGTTTATTTAAATTATTCGACGAATGTATTATAAATTGTAGAGACCACGTGGTTCGCATGAATTCGCACATATCGGCGGGAAAAATAAACTGTATTCCTGTAACTTATATATCGGTAAAATTTGATGAATCCGCAAATGTTGGACAAAGTGGAACCATTACTATGATTAATGACGGCGCGGGAATTGATATTGCCATGCATCCAACCTTAGGGGTTTGGATTCCAGAACTTATTTTCGGTCATTTGCGTTCTTCTACCAATTATGACGACAAGGATAAAAACGACGAAGTTGCGTTGCAATTGAAAATAAAAGAAGAGGGCAAATATTACGGATTGTGGGGAGGCAAAAATGGGCTAGGAATTAAATTGGTATTTATTTGGTCCACGTTTGGGTCCATCGAAACAGTGGACCATGTTCGTGGACTGAAATATTATCAAGAATTTCGAAACAATCTCAGTGAAATTGGAAAACCAGTCATTACCAAATGCACGGCGAATATCGCCAAAAAACCATATACTAAAATCACGTTTTGTCCCGATTATGCACGGCTTCAACTTCCCCAACGATTAGACGGAGATATGATGGCATTATTGAAAAAACGAGTGTATGATATATCTGCCATGACGGATAAAAACGTAAAGGTAAAATTAAACGACCAATTAATTCCCATCAAAAACTTTTCCCAGTACATTGATTTATACATTGGAGACAAGACGGAAACACCGCGTTGTTACGAGGCATCTGGGTCCCGCTGGGAGTATGCCGTTGCTCTGTCTCCCGATGCGGAATTTACACATGTTTCGTTTGTAAATGGTATTCATACCCACAAAGGAGGAAAACATGTGGATTATATCATAGACCAAATAACAACCAAATTAAAAAAATACATTGAACAAAAAAATAAAAAGTTGGTAAAATTGTCATCCATCAAGGAACAGTTAATTCTATTTGTACGATGTGATATATTGTTCCCCGCCTTTGACAGTCAGACCAAGGATTTTCTGAATACACCTGCCTCTAAATTCGGTTCATCTTGTGTAGTGAGCGACTCCTTTATTAAAAAAGTAGCGGATATGGGTGTAATGAGTGCTGCGTGTGCGATTTCGGATGCCAAGGAGAAAAAAATGGAAAAAAAAACCGATGGTTCCAAAAAAAAACACATCTCTGGAATTCCAAATTTTGATGATGCCAATTGGGCGGGAACGGAAAAATCAAATAAATGTGCGCTGATTCTTACCGAAGGACTATCGGCTAAAGCAGGTGTAATTTCAGGGTTGTCGGCGGAAGATAAAAACAAATATGGGGTGCTTGCATTAAAAGGGAAATTAGAAAATATCCGCAAACCAAATGTTAAAATAAAAGAAGAAGGAGAAATCGCCAACATCAAGAAAATCATCGGGTTAGCAGAAGGAATGACGTATCCAGATATGGATTCGGTGTTTAAAAATTTGAGATATTCGCGTATTATTATTTTGCCCGATCAAGATTTAGACGGAAGTCACATCAAAGGGCTGTTCTTTAATGTAATACATCACAAGTGGCCGTCTTTATGTCAAATACCCGGGTTTATTACTTTTATGAATACCCCCATTTTAAAAGCAACCAAAGGTTGCGTCCAACTCGCCTTTTATAACCAAGGAGAATACGATGCTTGGTCTCAAAGCACAACTATTCAACCACAACTACATCTCTGGAAGATTAAATATTACAAGGGGTTGGGGACTAGTGTGGGAAAAGAATGGAAAGAATATTTATCTAACCCAAAAATAGTATCCATGATAAATTCGGGTTTAGAGTGCGACGATGCAATTGATATTATGTTTAATAAAACACGTTCGAACGACCGAAAATTATTACTAAAAAATTATAAATCCAATGTATATTTAAATACTTCCTTACCAACCGCGACTTATACAGATTTTATTCATAATGAAATGCTTCACTTTTCGAAATATGATTGTGACCGAAGCATTCCAAATGTATTGGATGGGTTAAAACCAAGTTTGCGAAAAGTGTTATATTCTGCGTTTAAACGAAATTTAACCACGGAAATTAAAGTAGCCCAGTTGGCTGGGTATGTATCCGAACACTCGGCGTATCATCATGGCGAACTCAGTTTAACCGGAACTATTATAAATATGTCGCAAAATTACGTAGGGTCCAACAATATTAATTTGCTCTTTCCAGCAGGACAATTTGGAACTCGATGTGGCGGTGGAAAAGACGCGGCATCTCCCAGATATATTTTTACACGCTTAGAAACTATTACCCGTTTTATTTTTGTAGAGTCAGACCTGCCTTTGCTGGAATACTTGGAAGATGACGGGGATAAAATAGAACCAAAATATTATGTTCCCATTATTCCATTTTTGCTGGTTAACGGAGCCGCCGGGATTGGTACTGGGTTCAGTACAGACATTCCTTGCTATAATCCTCTCAAAATAATTGGATTTTTAAAAGAATACTTGGCGGCAGAAACAGACAAAGATAATACAGAATTTTTGGCACCCCAAGAGTTAAATGAATGGATTCCGTATTATCATGGGTTTCGTGGCAATGTTGTTCCCATGGGAGCACATAATTTTACATACAAAGGAATGTATCATAAAACAAATATCGCAGATACTATTTGCGTTACAGAGTTGCCTATTGGTGTATGGACGAATAATTTTAAAACACAATTAGAAGAAAAAGAAAAAGACGGAATTATCAAGACATTTACTTCCTTGTCCACCGACACTACAATTCACTTTACGATTACCTTTCCACATGGAGATTTGGAACGGCTTATAAATACACCAGTTATAGGAAAAGCGGACTGTAATAAGTTGGAACATTTGCTTGGACTGTACACCACCAATGCCACCACCAATATGAGTGCATTTGATAAAAATCAACAGTTGCAATATTATTCAGTCGCTACTATATTTGAAGAATTTATCCCCGTTCGCAAAGACATGTACGTGAAACGCAAAGCCAATTTAATTAAAGAGGCTCGGGAACGATTAGTCGAATTATATAATAGATCCAAGTTTATTCGCGAAATATACGACGATTTGGTGGATTTACGAAAGAAAACACCAAGCCAAGTAACCTCAATGTTAGAATTGCGGAAATACGACAAAATAGATGGAAAATATAAATATTTAACTCAAATGCAAATGGATAGTGTGACAGAAGAACGGTCCGCGCTTATTTTTAACAAGTATACGCAAGAAAAAGAAGTGTTGGATGTTTTGGAAAAAACAACACCAAACCAAATGTGGATGAACGATTTAAATAATCTGGAAAATGCATATGACAACTATGTTAAAGAACGAGATGCGGATGACACACCATCCATAAATACAAATAATGTACCTAAAAATGCAAACACAAAGAAAAAGGCGACTAAAACAAAGACGACTAAAACAAAGACGACTAAAATTTAAATATTAGGTTAGTTTACTAAGTTATAAATTATCTTTGTTAAAGAAAAATCATTTTACATGTGTGCGGTTTGAATAAACTTGGCGCCTACCGGCCATTTGGTGGTGCTGGTATTCATTTTACGACGTGTTTTCGGATACCAAGTTTGCGTTCCGTCTTTCCAATATAAAACTTGAATGGTTCCTGGAACATCCGAATCTGTGGTGGGAAAATAATTAGTATTGTTTGGATATATTACAGTTTTCCCCGTGCACACATTTTCCTGTACATTGCACTGTAATGTGCCTCCGTCTTGAATTACCAACACAGAAGAAGAAGAAGGAACAGTACAGGCAGTTAATGGTAATGTAGTTTCTGTAAGTGCACCCGTATTTAAATCTACCGCTACTTTTACGGTACCGTTTCGCTTTAGCATTTTAGTGTTTGGGTTGGTTGTTGTATCCGATTGCGTGGCCCAAGTGGTGTGGCGATTGGTCCACTGTCCGCGGGCTATTTTCGCATATCGTTGGTTTTGCGTTAAATTTGAACTATTTTTTTTATATTGCAACACATTTCCTTTTTGACTCATTTGTGCTTCTAATGCTTGTGCTTCTAATGTGTGTTCCTTTATATTTAGATTGCTATTATCTAAGGGGCACTGGTTTTCTACACGAAACCAAACTCTGGGCGGAATTGGAATATATTCTTTCCCTAAACACGACATTTCTATTTATTATTCCAATTTATTATATTAACAACATGTAAAAAAGACAAAAAAATGATTAGAAATGGACTAATACATTTAAACAAACATTTAACCCGATAATATAGAAAAAATGTACACCAAACTTCAACCCTGGATACCACTAAATAAAATTAAATGGGAATACTTATCTAGCAATCCAAACGCAATTGCCCTTTTGGAAAACAATCCGGAACGAATTCATTGGTATAAATTATCTTGCAATCCAAACGCAATAGATCTTTTGGAAACTAACAAAACAAAAAAATGATTTAAAATTATTTTATTTTAATATTACCAACAACATGACGAATGTATTTTGTTTATTTTCCGCACACCGAGACAATGAAGTGGTTTATTTTAAAGTAATCGGGCTCTTTGAAACCCAAGAAAAGGCAATTTTATACGCAAATCAACACAAGTCATCCGAATCAAAGTATAATTTTATTCACCCATCCATGACTATAGAGTATCCAATCTATGTGGGAAAACGAAATCATTGTGATAGTACATGCCGCCAATCATGTTGCCATTGTGGGTTGATTGTGGAAGAAATGAAAGTAAATTAATTAATTAAAGAATATTTTCCTGTATTTTTCTATATATTTGTCCGTCAGTATATGTGTTTTTAAATAGCGGGCGGTTAATTTATCTTGCAACATGTGAACGATAAAATATAACGAATATACTCCACATTCTGTATCACTATATTGGTGCTCTGTGGGATGGTTTTGATCGAAAGTAAAATAAATAGGCGGGTTTTGATTCCGACCTTGTTGGATAACACGTTCCACCAATACCATTACTTCTTTTGGAATAGCCGTGCCCACACTATCGAAAAAGAATATTTGTCCTTTTTTTATATTAATAAACAGCGAAATCCAGTGTTTCCCCGATTTGTCGTGTGGGTCTGTATTAAAAATAATACCAATTTTATTTTTTTTATGATCCAAAGATTTCTGGACACTAAATTTGCACAATTTTTCCCACACACAATCATCATCTGGGTTCTGTTTTGCATTCGGGTCGTTGCTTTGGGCATCAAAATCAATGGGAGACGGTCCAATAAACTCAAAACAATGGTACGCCTTTTCATATTGGTCCATGACTTGTTTAATATCTACATCGGATAGCCACGCATTTGGGTTTTTTTTCCAATCTTTTGGGGCAGACGGGGCAAACGATTCTTTTAATTTATTTTTTTGATTGCTCGTTGGATTTAACTGTTGAATCCAACAAGACTCGTCGCTACATTGTGTTTTGTATTTTTTTTTTAACATGGTCCATATTTGTGCCGAAGAAGTAGTTTTAGAAATAGAGTCGTTTGGGTGCCGCGCGTTCCATAAAGAACGAATAAATTGCAACTGATTGTCGTTGTAGCATGTTTGATTTTTTGGGTTCCTCTTAATTGTAGGGTTACAAATTAAAGGCGTAAATGATTTTTGCATTTTTCTTGTTTGTTTTTTAGTTTGTTTGTTGCGTCGTTTTTTAGTTTGACTATGTTTATTCATTAATATATACTATATTATAGTTTTTTCCGCTTATTATAGTTTTTTCCACTTATTATAAAAATATAGCATAATATTAATAATGTCGCCAACATCTTATCCGTCATCAATCACCAATCGTGCAACTTATTGGAGTTCTTATTTTAACCAAGTAGTATTGCCATATAATAAAAAGTATAACAATTGCAAAAACGCGCTATGTTATACGTATAGTAAAAATTATATATACAAACCACATTCCGCGTATGGAATGGTAGGAACAAGTGCCGCGGGATATCTGGGCAGACGAAATAGATTATAAATTTTTATTTTTAATTATTTATCGAGGAAAAACCATTCAAACTAACAAATAATTTATATCCATTTTATATTTTTGGTAGTTTGTTTCTTGGATAAAACCAAAAATTACTATATAAAACAAAAAATGATTTAGATATCCACTCTTTTTGTTTTTATCACTTGGTTACCTATTTACATATTTACATTTAATATATTCTACACGTTTAAAATTAAAATAACAACTAATTAACACTGGCGATTCATAAAAAATGTTGAAACTGCGAAACTTGATACCAGTAGATGCAATCAATTGGACAAACTTATCTGCAAATCCAAACGCGATATTTATGTTGGATAAAATTAATTGGGATTGCTTATCTAGAAATCCAAACGCAATCGCCCTGTTGGAAAAAAATCTGGAACAAATTAATTGGTCTAACTTATCTTCCAATCCAAACGCGATACATCTCTTGGAAAAGAATCTGGATAAAATTAATTGGGGTGCTTTATCTAGAAATCCAAACGCAATCGCCATCTTGGAAAAGAATTTGGATAAAATTGTGTGGTGTTTCTTATCTATAAATCCAAACGCGATACAACTCTTGGAAAAATATCCTCATAAAATTGAGTGGTTTTGGTTATCTATGAATCCAAACGCGATACAACTCTTGGAAAAATATCCTCATAAAATTGATTGGTATGGTTTATCTGAAAATCCAAACGCAATACATCTCTTGGAAAAGAATTTAGATAAAATTGATTGGAGTTATTTATCTAGAAATCCAAACGCGATACATCTCTTGGAAAAGAATTTAGATAAAATTGATTGGATTGGCTTATCTTGGAATCCAAACGCAATCGCCCTCTTGGAAAAGAATTTAGATAAAATTGATTGGGATGAGTTATCTACCAATCCAAACGCGATACAACTCTTGGAAAAAAATATGAAAAAAATTAATTGGCGTTACTTATCTAGTAATCCGTCCATCTTTGTCTATGACTACCAAGCCATGTCGGAACGTTGTGGTATATTTAAAAGAGACTTGATGAAAAATCGGTTTCATCCTCGCCATTTGGACCAGTTTGAAAATTGGGGATTTATGTAAAATATCCGTATTAATTTATGATGTTGGGCGAATAGTGTAAGCATTATTATGTTTATATATAATGTCTGATATCTATCTAATAATTAGCGTAAGCATAATAATAAATAAAAATAAAAATAATTCATTATATAAATGAGTTATTTATCCAACCCAAATAGTTTAACCGAAGGACCATTTGGAACGGCGGCTGCGTCTCACAACACTGGTTTTTTTACAGACAACACAAACCCCGCGTCTACGAATTGCAATGTATTGCCTTCTCCGTCTTCCAATATTGTTGCTGCAAGTGGAAAATGGACGGGAGGAAAAAGAAAAAAAAGGTTTAATAAAAAAAGAACATCCAATCGTGGTGGAAAAAAAACAAAACGTAGTAGAAGAAGAAAAAGAAGTCGAGGAGGAACAACCAACAATGTCCCAAATACACCAACCTATGCGACGGGGACAGAACTACCATATAATTTATCTGCATTGGCTAATCCAGCCCCATATTGGACGTTAAACAACAGCACCAACTGTATGGATAATTACAATCATTATACGGGAGGAAAAATTCAAACAAAACGCAAAAAACAAAGACAAAAAACAAGACGCAAGAGAAGAACCCGACGAGGTGGATGAGGTCCACTGCCTCCCCCTATTGGTGGTGGGATGCGAGGCGGATGAGGAGAATCCCCCATTGTTTAAATGAACATTGGAGTTTAAATAAACGATGGGTTTTATAAATAATTTATTAATGGTGCAATGCTATGAATGACGCGAACCTTTTTAATTATTTTACGATAATTAATATTTTTGCCGAAAATAGTACAATAACAACATAAATATAATTTTTACTATTTATTATGAAATTAATCAGCATTGACGTTGGGATAAAAAATTGCTCATTTTGTGTTTTAACAACGAATAACCCAATGGATGCAACGATTCCAAATCCAATCGACGGAATGATTTTAAATCATTGGGATATTGTAAATTTAACCGATTTAAAATTGAATTCGTTTTCTTCTTTTCTCCAAAAATCACCTCCGCCTTGCATAAAATGCTCGTGCTTAAATGCAAATAAAAAAAAATGCAGCAAAAACGCCACATATAAAAAAGGAAACGAAAACGGAAACGAAAACGGAAACGAAAACGGAAACGAAAAAGACAATACAAAAGAAACGCATTATTATTGCAACACACATGCAGCAAAAGATGTTTATTTTTTGGCAGATGATTTAATTCCATCTTTTTTAAAAAAACAACCATTAAAAGTATTGCAAGAATTGTTAAATAAATATAAAATAAACTTTAATCAAAGCGAAACCAATAATGAACAAAGTGAAACCAATAATGAAAAAAAATATAAAAAGGTGGATTTATTAAATTTGTTAGTCGACCACTACAATGTCCATGGATTATTTTTAATTCAACCCAAAATAAAAAAAATAAAAAGTACCGAGTGTCCTCTTCAGGTTATTGGCAAAAACATCATTGCTTATTTTGATTCTTTAAATTTGTGTGATTTAGATCGGGTTATTATAGAAAATCAAATAGGTCCATTGGCGACAAAAATGAAGACCGTGCAAGGAATGTTGATGCAGTATTTTTTAATGCGAAATAATTTAGCAACCATCGAATTTATTAGTGCAACCAACAAATTAAAAGATTATGACAACAATAACAATGCCAACGATGAGAATGCGCTTAAAAAGTCTACCAATAACAAAAAAGAATACAACAAACGAAAAAATAAATCTATATATGTTTGTCTTGACTTTTTAAAAACCACCGAATCTCTTTATTCGTGGAAATCTTATTATCAATCATGCAAAAAAAAAGATGACTTGTCCGATTGTTTTTTACAAGCCATTTGGTATATTACACATTTGCACATTTAAAACCCATCTATTCCCCATTCCGAAAATTTGGTAATATTTTTTGGTTGAAATCTATTTATCATCAATTCTTTGTAAAAGGAATTCCGCATACTTAATTTCATGGCGGTGTAATCATACGAACTTTGATAACATGTGATAGTAAACATGGTACAAATAGGACAAAGAATGAAACATGCGTCATGTAAAGACGAATTATGAAGACATTCGTTGCACAATTGATGTCCGCAACTGGTAATAATGTCTGATATTTTAACATTACAATTGCTACATATAGTTTTTACTTTATTTAATTCGATAGGAATTTCAATTCTAGGTTTTAATTCAACAACATAGTATTTATTTTCACTTTTAAAATAACGAGTTGGAAACAGAGAAATAATCCAACCCAATATTTCTTCCCTATCTTCTATTTTATCCAACCAATCACGAAGTTCATATACTTTATATGCAATCCGTTTAAATAATTTATCCCACTTATGTATTTTATAATTTAATTCTGTTATCAATGAATTGGTATAAATATATTGTGCTATTGTTAATTTTCCACTAAAACATATAATTTCAAAGAGTGTAATGAAAAATGGAGAATCTTGTGTTGATTTAATTAAATCTATTAACTGATATTTCACCTTATCTAATACACAGTCGTTGTTTATGATTAACATTAAATTTTGTTTTTTTATTTTTGGAAACAACCAATGTATTATGTTGTATTGTTTTTCTTCTATTATTTTTTGACACATTTGTTCAAATATAAAATTATAATTTATTTTATATTTTGTATTAATTGATTCAGTTTCAAGTTGCAATTCGGTGTTTATTTTATAAAGCCATTCAACGGTTGATAAATGACCGTTAATACATGCATAATGATATGCGTAATATTTTTCAGACTTAAAAACAAGCATATAAACGGACGGTTCTAATTTTGACAAAAGAAATTGAGCGAGAGATAAATGACCGTGTTCGCATGCAAGACGAAATCCTTTATAATTGTTTGATTTTATTAATTTTCGGTTTATTTTATTCGTATTTGCATTTAGTTCTTTATATATATTTTCATCCCCGTGTTTGCATTTTTCCATAAAATACATTTTATCTAAGAGTATGTTTTTTTTGCTTTTTTTGGTTATCCACAAAGAATCCGACATGTTTGTTATATTAATTTAATTGTAATTAATTAAAATCATTTTTCCTGAAAATGGAAGAAGCCCTATTAGATTGATTGATTAACGGAATTTTTATTGGATAGTTCAAACTAGCATTTCTGCGGGATAATTCAAATCTTTCAACACTTTTAATCCCCCCTTTACAGCGGACATTCCTTTGGATAAATTAAAAGTACATGTAAATTGATTAGATTCTTGATTAGTTTCTGAATTTGTATTATATTTTACACCCATTTGCATATTAATTATTTTTTTATTCGGTTCCAAGTTTTTACACAACTGCGTATAATGAGTAGTCAATATACATGATACGTTGTTTTTTTTTGACAAATATTTCATAAATGCGGTACCCGATTCTACGGCTTCTTCTGGGTTGGTGCCAGAATACAATTCGTCCAAAATGCACAAATGCATTTCCTTTTCTTCCTTTTCTCCTTTATTAATTTCGTCTAAAATTGTTTTACATCGTCTCGCCTCGGCTTGGAACAAACTGTCTCGTCCAGATGTATCAGGAATATTAAGATAGCAATGAAATTGGGTGAAAGGTGCATCTATGATTGCGTGGTCAAAACAGCCCGCTCCAACTTGTTGGCAAAGCAACGCATTAATCATTACAGTTTTAAGTAATGTTGTTTTTCCTCCGCCATTTGGGGCGGTAATAATTATATTTTTTGACAATGAACAATCGTTTTTTATTACATATGCAGAAGAAAGATATTTAGGATAAAATATTCCTTGAAATTTGTTCTTACTTTTTTTGCATTTATTTTTCTCTTGATTTTTCAATTTGTTAGTTTGTTTCTTTTTATTTTTAGAAAGGGGTAAAGTTGCCAAGCGTACTAAACCAGAATTAACACGATTTTCCAATTGCTCCATTATTTCCATATATCCGTGAAACCCAAAGGAATAAGATACCATGGTCGCACAAGCGTCACTGTCATATATAGTATAAAAGTTTGCTAATACTTGTCCGTATTGCTTTATTGCTGCAAACGAAAAAGGAGAAGAAAAAGAAAGAGCATCCAGATGATTTTTCCAATCACGAATTTCCAATATTTTTATTTCTAAAGCCTGTTTAAAAGGAACTAAACTAACAAATTTGGAAATTCGCTTGGCATAATTTTGCATTTTTTCCAAGGTTATTTTCAAATAGTTTCGAATATCCGATAAATAGCCATAAATATCTTGAATATTTAAGTAAAAGCGCACACACGCCATTATATTTTGGTAAATAGTGAATATGTAAAATCCAGCCGACATGGTTCCATATAATAGTTGACTCGGTTTTAAGGTAGAAAACTGACTACATATTTTAAATACAGGATTAGACTCTATAAAACCTTTTAAAATTTTACAGTATTCCAAAACAGTAATTGGTACTTGTGTTATTTTAAGAATAAAAAATGGAATAATTAAAATAACCAACGGTGAACACAGTGAAATAAGGGGAGATGCCAAATTAAAGATGCTCATTATTTGTAAAAATAAAGAATTTGTGTTGAGTCCTTTAACGAAATCCCATTCTAAAAAGGAATATTTTTTACAAAATGAAGTTTCTTCTTTTATTTTTTTCCACGCCCCTTGCATTTTATTAACAATAATTTGTTCTTTTTCTACTTCTTTTTCTTTGGTGTTGGGGGGCAATTGAATAATCGTCTGTATATCTTTCAAGTAATTTATATCGGTTGTATAATATGGGGTTATTTGCTCTAAAATAGCATGTCCTAAAGAAGTAGTTGGGGAATATATATATTCATAAATGGGTTTATCCCGTTCATCCAAATTTTCATTGGTTTCGTTTGCATTGTCTTTGTTTATAGTCGAAATAAGTTTGGTTAATTCCAAATCTTGTATAATATCTGCATCCAACACTCTAGTTTTTTCATTGTACAAAATAGGGGGGGTAAAATGTTGAGTAGTTAAACAATCCATTTTATGTTAAAAATATTATAAATATAAGAATAAAATAATTAATATATTAAATGAGTATCAATACACCCCGATTTTCATTAAAAACAAGTAGTAACTCCTACGGACAATTTTGGTATGGAAATTCCATCGGGTTTCCCGGATTTTTGTATAAAAAAAATAACGGGTCTGGGTGCGCAAGAAGCACCCGAATGGCTCCAGGCGGGAACATGAACTGCAATACATATCAAAATATATACAACACATATGTATCGGGTAGTGGAGTTGGAGCATCCACCATTGCTAACCGCCGATTAAAACGCCGACTAGCCACCTCCAACGCGAATTGTTGCTCCAATTAATTAAAAGAAAATAAATAAAATTATTTCCAATTTGGATTTTAATAAACTAACAAAATAAAAATGCAAAATATTTTAAATTATTATTTTGTTAGTTTAGAATGTAAAAAGGATTGAAAGAATAAACGACCAAATAATTTCCAATTTAATTATTTTATCATCTTCTTCCCCGAATTCTTCTTGTTTTTCCTCCTTTTTTTGATTTAAGTTTTCTGCCTCGTTTTCTTCCGCCTTTTTTTATCGTTTTACTCTTTTTTGACTTTTTATCACGCATTTGTTTTTTGTACATCGGCACAGAATCTTGAATCCATTTTTCAAAAGAAGCAACATTTCGGTCGTCCCCATTGTATGGATGTGTGGAATTATTATGAATATGTTTGATGGTTGGGTATTCTGAGATGGTTTCTATGTGCAAAATAGGATTGTCGTTTAAAATATTAGAATTCACTTCAGCCACAACCACATTATCTTTTTTGTTTTTTGTATTTATTTTATCCCATTCGGGTCGAGTTGCAATGCATGGACCGCATGTTTCATTAAAGACCAGTACAAACACATGTTTATTGCCGTCCTTAATTATTTTATTTAATGCACCAACCCCTTCCGCGGTGGAAACGTTTCGGAGTTTTATCCCAGACATTTTAATAATTAACTTTTACCAATATTAAAATAAAAAATACAAATTATGTTAAATTCCTCTGAATTTTATTTTTTTTAAACTTGTCAATATAATTAGTGTAACGTAAACACAGTAGATTTACGGTCCAGTTGTGGTCGCATCAAGTTAAAACCAATCATAAACGAATAATCAAAAGAACCCATCTCCAACAATTGTCCGTTATGATATCGCAATTTAATTTTTAATTTACGGATTCGCTCTGCGGGGGGATTAAACCATTTATAAGTTGGAGCACTGTCGTCATACCACTGCGAAATAGGAGTTGTGGGTATTGATAATTTAGCAAACGCCGAATTCACTATTCCGTTGGTTTTATTCGTGGTGGTGGTATACTCGGAAACATTATATGGAGATGTTTCGTCCAAACAATTCAACCCATTAATCTCCATGTAAAAATACGCATACCCCATTAAATTTATTTTCATTGGTGTATGTAGGAAAAATACTTGAGAATCGGTTAAATTACTGTCTGGTAGCAACCACATTCCCGATTGTGGGTTAATATAATTGACATCTAAACTATTATAAAAATAATTGTCGGATGCATACATGCGTGGAACAATTATTGTATTTCCTGCTAATGTTCCATATGGGGCCACGTTGGAGTCTTCCTGCAATAATGTTATGTTATAATTGAGGGATTCAGAAACGACGTTGCATCGCGTAAATCCGAGATAGGCGGGCAATCCCCAATTTGCAAACTGGGGCAACACATTTTTTCGGGAACATCGAGAATTTAACAACTCGGTTTTTCCGAAAATAAGCGATTCGTTTATAAGTGAAAACTGGTCTCGTTCGTTTCCAAACCATAATTTTTGCTGCACGGTATCGTATACAATTTTAAACGCACTGTACGCATTATATAAACTCGGATCGGTTTCCATCACGTAATAATTCACCGCTGCATTGAATTTAGTTTCTAATTCTTTAGCCATTTCATCGGGAGAATAAAACCCCTCCTGAATTGTAATGATAAATTCATGACTTAAATCTGCCACCAAAACATCGTGAATTGCTTGTGCATTTGCATCTACAACACCAGTGTGATCTGCGGGATTATATACTGAACTAAAATTGAAACTCATTTTTCGATTGGTATTAAAATCAGAAAACACATTATAATTAGACGGGAAAGACCATGAAGTGAGAGAAATGGATTGGACGTTGAGATAATCTTGTGGCAATTCTATCTCGAATTCTGCTGAATTGGGGTATTTCAAAATATCTCGGTCCTCTGAATGAATGCTTATATATCGCTGTTCATTTAAATACTCGTTGGCGTTGGGGATCAGCGGATGATTGGTTGCGACATTATATTTACTCATTGCTTTATACTTGCATATATATTAATTTCATTTTTTTTAACAATATAAAATATTAATAAAAATTGTTTTAAACTTGTATTTTATAAACTATTTTTATTAATATTCTGGAAAAACAATTCTGCGTCGGTGTTTTCAAAATGCATATGTGGTTGTGTGGTCCATTTTTCATACGGAACCGCCGCCGTAGTGCTCTTGGGCAATTGCAATAAAGTGTGCAAGGCAATCATTCGGCGATTTATCGCACTATTTATTGATGTTTTGGGTGAGTTGATTTTTCGTGTAATTTGTTTCCATCGCCATTCAAACCGTAGTGCATCCTTCCATGTGGGGAATCCAGATATATAAACCACTCGACTCCATTTCCCCAAATGCAGTTTCATTTTAGTCGCATGGGCTCCGCCAACTAGTTCGCCATTGTGTTGTCGCAAACGATGTTCTACATTTACCGACGCCCCAACATAGGTGGACTTATTATCACAGGATACCAACAAATAAACAAAAAAAGACATTGTATTTGTTTATTTGTTTATTTGTGTTTTTACTATTTATCATATTTTCTTTAACTTTTATATTGATAAGCATTCTTTGGACGTTTAAAATGCCGATTTTACAAATGGATAAAAATTTAATTTAATATCATGTTTTGAACCGTTATTTGGAAAATCTAAATTAGGAATTGGTAAAGGTCGTTTATTCAATTCAGGAACCGAATTAAAATAATTTTTATTAACATAAGTTAATTCAATAACATCAGGAATATTATTCACTACTGGTGAATTATTATTACCGTGTGCATGAACGATATAATGTGTTTGTGATAATTTTTCTAAACATTTTACTTTATCATCATAATTACAACCCCAACTATCATTTGTAATTCCATGAAATTCTATTATAATTTGTTTAAATTTATTCAACTCATTTTCGTTTATTTGCAACAACCACGGGTATTCACCACCTTCAATATCTATTTTTAAAAAAATATTACCATATTTATCAGTCAAATGTGATAAATCAGTATGGTCCTTATCACTAAAATTACTTATATTTTTTTTGAAAAATTGTATATTTTTTGTATAACGATAAGGATAATTGTTAATAGTTTTATCAAATCCGTAACAATCATCTTTATGCATATTGTATGTATTAATAAAATCTCGTGAAAAACTTTCTTCATTAGATATTCCAGCAGAAATATAACAATCATATTCACCATCCAAAAGGGCGAATACATATCCACCGTCATTTTTACAACCACCTCTAATTTTTTTATTAAAATTATAAACTTCTAAAAGAGATAAATTATTCATTTTTATATAAGTATATATTTAATTTATTATAAATTAAATAGGATTTGAATATATGTGTAATTTATGAAAACAATAAAAAACGTATTTAGAACAAAAACTTTTGAAATTAACAAAATGTTGAATAGAGACACAAACAAAACATACAGATGTGAAAAACTGTAACACGATTAAAAGGATTGGAAAAAGAAAAAATAATTTATAAATAACATAAAAAATATCTTATTTGGAATATAAACACAAACGAAACCAAATTGAAGAATCGTTAAATAAATAAACATGCCAAAATGGATTTTATTCAGGTGCTTTTTAAGGGTTGTTTTTTCCTCCTCTTAAAAATAATGTTAAACTAACAAAAAAACAAATGCATTGTTTTATTTATTTGTTTTTTGTTAGTTTAACATTATTCTAAAAGAGGGAAAACAAACAAACACTTATCTACTTTTAATTTTAATTATTTTTATTTTACATAGTTTTTTATACAATAAAAAGATGAAAAAGTATATAAAAATATAATAAAAGACAGTAGTAAGAAAATGGCAGGCGGTTTGCTAAATTTAGTTTCCGCGGGACAAGAAAACATCATGTTGAATGGAAATCCGAATAAATCTTTTTTTACCACTACTTTTTCGGAATATACGAATTTTGGGCTGCAAAAATTCCGCGTAGAATACGCGGGTGCCAAAACCTTGCGAATGTCAGAAGAATCTGTTTTTTCATTTAAAATTCCGCGATATGCCGATTTGCTGATGGATACATATATTTCAGTCAATCTTCCTAATATTTGGAGTCCTATTTTCCCCCCACAAACCAAAGACGGAGACGCAGGCAAATGGGCGCCGTATGAGTTTCGGTGGATTGATAATTTAGGAGCCAAAATGATTCGTAAAATATCCATCACGTGTGGCAATTATACACTACAGGAATATTCGGGGGATTATTTATTAGTCGAAGTACAGCGCGATTTTTCAGGCACTAAAACGGCTTTGTTCGACCAAATGATTGGCAATACACGAGAGTTAAACGACCCTGCGAATTCTGGGACGCGTTCAAATACTTATCCAAACGCATATTATACCAGCAATGTGGCGGGGGCAGAGCCGTCGATTCGCGGACGCATTTTATACATTCCGCTTAATAACTGGTTCAGTTTAAAAAGTCAAATGGCGTTTCCATTGGTTTCGCTACAAAACAATGAACTTCATTTTAATATTACATTTCGACCAGTGAATGAGATATTTAAAATTCGCGATGTGCTGGATTTAACCAATAATTTTCCCTATGTCGCGCCTAATTTCAACGATTATACTCAGCAATTTTACCGTTTTTTGCAGTCTCCGCCAGATGTAGAACTTGGGATTAATTCTTATAGCGATACTCGGACATTGTGGAATGCAGATATCCATTTAAATTGCACGTATGCGTTTTTATCCAATGATGAGCAGGCTGTTTTTGCGAAAAAAGAGCAAAAATATTTGATTCGCCAAATTCACGAATCTATCTTTTATAACGTGACTGGTGCGAATCGGGTGCAATTGGACGCGATTGGTTTGGTTAGTAGTTATTTGTATTATTTTCAACGGAGTGATGCAAACAAGCGAAATGAATGGTCTAATTATACTAACTGGCCCTACAATTTCTTGCCCCATGATGTGGTATCTGCCCCAGATGAAACAACGATTACTTTGTCGGATGGAGTAACTGTATCTGGTTTAGGACCAGGATTAGAACCAGATGGTAGTCCAAGTGGGTTAGTTATTAGCGGGGTATATTCGCCCGAAAACACTCGGGATATATTGGTGAATCTGGGCATTTTGCTGGATGGAGAGTATCGCGAAAATATGCAGGCAGCGGGAATATATAATTATATAGAAAAATATGTGCGAACTCCTGGATTGGGTCGAAATGGATTATATTGTTATAATTTTTGCCTACATACGTCTCCGTATGATTTACAACCATCGGGGGCAATTAATATGAGCCGATTCAATACGATTGAACTGGAATTTAACACAATAGTGCCACCGTTGGACCCACTGGCTCAGAGTATGAACATTTGTGACCCCGCAACTGGGGTTGTTATTGGGGTGAATAAACCAACCTGGCGAATATATGACTATAATTTTGATTTGCATTTGTTCGAAGAGCGAATCAATGTCGTTTATTTTCAGAGTGGAAACGCGGGCATGATGTATGAAAGGTAATTATTACCCAGTTGGAATACTGGGGTTTTATGTAAACTTACACACAAACAACGTTAATGACCTTTGTTATTTTTATAAAAAATGAATTGAATTTCATTGTGATGATGAATTTCATGAAAATGATGAAACTTCAAGACTGGGTTCCACAAGATAAAATTAATTGGATTCACTTATCTGAAAACCCAAATGCAATACAACTGTTGGAAAAGAATCCAAATAAAATTAATTGGACTAACTTATCTCTTAATCCAAACGCGATTCCTCTGTTGGAAAAGAATCTGGATAAAATTCATTGGACTAACTTATCTTGGAATCCAAACGCGATATCTCTGTTGGAAAAGAATATGGATAAAATTGTTTGGTTTTGCTTATCTTCCAATCCAAACGCGATACAACTCTTGGAAAAGAATCTGAATAAAATTAATTGGTATTACTTATCTATGAATCCAAACGCAATCGCCCTGTTGGAAAAGAATCTGGATAAAATTCATTGGGCTAACTTATCTTGGAATCCAAACGCAATAGCCCTGTTGGAAAAAAATATAGATAAAATTAATTGGTATGGTTTATCTAGTAATCCAAACGCAATCGCCATCTTGGAAAAGAATCTGTATAAAATTAATTGGTATAACTTATCTATGAATCCAAACGCAATATCCCTCTTGAAAAAGTATCCGGATAAAATTGATTGGACTAACTTATCTTGGAATCCAAACGCGATATCTCTGTTGGAAAAGAATCTGAATAAAATTTATTGGTATAACTTATCTATTAATCCAAACGCGATACATCTCTTGGAAAAGTATCCAAATAAAATTCATTGGAATTGGTTATCCCAAAACCCAGCTATCTTTACCTATGATTACCAAGCCATTGCGAAACGTTGCATCATCAAAAAAGACTTGATAAAAAATCGGTTTCATCCTCACAATTTAGATCAGTTGAAAAATTGGGGATTTATGTAACTTACAATTTATGTTATTTTAATATTTTTAAAATGAACATATCTCAAAAACTCACAAAAACAACAACCATTGTTGCAAATGATGTTAAATTTGAATTAAAGACATCAACAGTACCTACTGTGCTAAATACAGCAACTTTTGTTGTTGAATTGGATGATGATACGGGTGACAAATTGGTTCATCCTTCAAGTTCCAAACCAAAAGAAAAAAGTTGGGAACAAATACAAACTAACAAAACAATTATCCAATGATGCAGACAGCATTGTTGATTATTAAAAAAGCAATATAGGTTTAGCGCCGATTTTTTATAATCTTTTTGTTTCAAAAAGAACAAAACTTATTTCAAAATTGTTAATATTCGCTATATGGAACATTGTTTCCGCCACGGTTTATCAAATAATCGTATTGTGTAGTGGTCATGCATGCACAACCCATGCTATTGGAATACGTATTGGGACAACATTCGGGTTTAAAAGGAGTGGTGGCAAACATATTCAACTCGTTTTTAGGAAGAGGAATTGGTTGGGACACACGATCCATGATTTTTTTAACTCCTGCGTCTGCTTTGGACGCCGATGAATAGGTTAGCGTAGGTGCAGCCCACGTATCGGGATTACGAATTGTTCCTGGGGACCCGCTTTTTGCAAATTGAGGACCCTCGGCAAAATTGTTTGGTGCAAAACCCTCCTTTAACATTCCTTCCTTTTTCATCGCAAGTGCCGTATTTTGAACTCCTTGTTTAATTTGCCCGATAGCATCTATAAGACTAATAGTAGCACAGGAGCATAACAAATGTCCGAATGCTAAAAAGGAGAGGATAAAAATAAGAACAACTACTTCTAACCGAAAATGATATGGACCAATAGATATTTTCATAGAGGTGTTTTTAATTTAAATAAATATTTTATTAATATTTATCCCATCTTTTTTCACTCTAAACTAACAAAAATATAATAAAATAATAAACAAATGAATGCTCCTCCAACATCCTCCTCTGCATCCTCAAAACCACAATTATTAAAATTTGAGACGAACAATAAATATTTAAACGCCACGGATGATTTTTTTCGGTCCAACAGTATTGTTGCTAAACTGGGGTTTTTATTGCTAGTTGTATTTGCATTTATATTGGCTTTTAGACTTGGGGTGACTATTTTAGGATATTTTTTGGGTCCAAGCAATACGGCTAAACTAGTTCAAGGTACTATTGATGCGTCTTCCAACCCAATGGTAATTCCACAAAACCCAAACGAAGCAGGGGCAGTAATTTTAAATCGTTCCGTTAATGAAACAGATGGCATTGAATTCACCTGGTCTGTGTGGGTTTTTATCAATGGAGATGATATAGACACACAAAAATATCGTTGTGTTTTTTACAAAGGAAACGATTATGCGACGCAAATGACCGGTTCTTCCAACAACGACCTTGCCGACAATAATGAAATCACGGATTATGTGGGGATGAACTTTCCCAATAATTCTCCTGGGTTATACATTACTCCGAATACCAATAATTTGGTAGTAGTGATGAATACGTTTAATGTGATTAACGAAGAAGTTATTATTAATGATGTACCTTTAAACAAATGGGTTAATGTATTGATTCGTTGCAAAAACACCAACTTGGATGTGTATATTAATGGAACTGTGGCGAAAAGCCATATTTTACATGGAGTACCGAAACAAAATTATGGCGATGTATACGTTGCTCCTAATGGTGGGTTTTCTGGGTATATTTCTAATTTGTGGTATTACAATTATGCTCTCGGCTCCACATCGATATCATCTTTAATAAAAAACGGACCAAATACCAAGATAACGGGGGAAACAAATTTGGATATAAAAGATGCGAGTTATTTATCTCTGCGATGGTTTTTTTATGGAGCGGAAGACGGATATAACCCATAAATGTTGGTTTGTAAAAAATCAATTATATATTATTTTTTGTTAGTTTAAATTGAAAAAATAATAAAATAATAAATCCCTATATAAGTTAATTTAATATTTTAGTCATAGTTAGGTAGTTTGCAATTTAATATAAGTTATAACGAGGATTATCTTGCACACGAGCAAACGCCCCATCTGGTCCAGAACTTTTGGCAGACGGCATGTCTCCGTACAAGAATTGTGCAAATGCGCCTTGGTCGTTACAAACACGTGTATTGGCGGTGGTATAAAAGTTTTGCATTCCTTCGGTTTCGAATTTAAAATTATCTCCTAAATCCCCGTATAATTGTTTATCTGTGTTTTTTATCCCCGGGTTCAAATATTGTGTTTGTTTTTTGGTGGCGGCGTTAATGTCTTGATAAACGTCGGGATTAAAAGATGGCGGTGCAGATTTTCGGTCTGGGTTGTCGTAAATTTCTGTCAACAATACATTTCCCATGGGGTTTTTTTTATTAATCGGATTGAATTTAGAAAGGGGGACTTTTTTTAAATCCGCGGAACTGGTTGTAATGAAATCGTTTATTTCCGCAGCATCTTTATCAAGTTGATAATTTTCCCCGCCTTTTACGTCGTCGGTTTTAAACCCTTCGATTTTTTGCAATTGTTTATTTTTCTTAGATTGTGTAGTATACAATGCAACCAAGGTCGCCAACGTAATCCCCCCCACAATAAGCAACGAAAGACGTCCAGTAAAACAAAATCCAGCGACGGTCAGCAAAATAACCAATCGTGAAATAGCATTGTTTTTTTCCTCCAACGTCATGTCCGGATGAATAAAAATTTGCATATCTGTTATTAATATTTTCGGGTTTTCCGTCCAAAATAAAGCAGCCATTATTATAATATGTTATTTTATCTGTTGGAAAATAACCCGAATAAAAATAATATAATAATATATGAAAGAAGATAAAAAAATATCTTACATATTTTCCGTGGCAGTTTTTTGTCCATGGCATTCGCGACATAACGCAATTAAATTATTTACTTCATTTCCCCCTCCATGTTCTAATCGTGTCTGATGATCTATCTCAAAAGTATGTGTTAATTTAGCATCGCACGAACCACATTTCCAATCCTGCATATACGCAACATATTTTTTCTTCGTTTCGCTCACCGAACGCTTGACAGATTTAGTTGGTGGTTGTGGTTGATTTTGTGGTTGTGGGTAAATAGATGGTTGGTAAGCATCGGTGTATATATTTTGGTTCATAGTTTCCATAAAACTGGTTCCGCCAGAAGTAAAGTCAAAAATAGGCGTCAACATGTCCATGGCTGTTTTATCAATTGGCAAATGCTTTACGGCTTGATTGGCATACAAAATCATATTTTTTGTATCCTTGGGGTTTTTCCGAATCATAATATACAAAGAATACGCAGCAAAACAAATGCCAATCATTTGATAATATTTCTTGTATGAATACACCAGTTTGATAAATTTATTGTCATAAAAAGTATTATAAATAAATAATCCGGTTATACCAAATATAATTAATTCCAACTTCATTTATTATTCATCATATTTTTTATTTGGTTCAAAAAAGAATATAAAGCGTATTTTGTTTATACATTGAGGTTTGCATAAACCACGGATGTAATAAAGTGGTTTGGTTTGGTAATTTTATTCATATTCTTGGATAAACTCAACTACGTGTCGAGCAATTTCATATTTTATATTTTCTGGGTCTTTGGGTACAAATTCACGATATCCTTGGATAAAACTAGGTTGCGTGTTGCTACTTAAAGACGGAACCAACGACATAGAAATCATGGCAGTAAATAAAAACAAGCCATATTTTTTCAAGGTTTTCATCTCTTTTTTGTCATAGGTGGTTTCGTCTAATTTTCGATGCACTATTTCACTACCATCTATTTTATATTTTAAACACGAAACCTTGTCAAAGTCAATCAAATATGCATGACGGTTACTACTTTGAAGTTCGCCACTACTTTGCCCAAGCAACAGTTCGCAGTCATATCCATCCATGTTAAGCACGTAATGCAAGTACGAAAACATTTTCCCCAGTTCATATGCGAATTTCGCCGCATTGGCATATCCGTAATCAGTCCATGGGATTTGGTTGCTCCCCATTTCTACCCCCGATGCGCTGTGGATGAACTCACGAGTTGCGTTTGGTTCGTGACAACGACGACCTCGATATGGAAAAGTATGACGAATCAATGATACAAAAATTCACTGGGTCCAAGGAAATTAAAAAATTAAAAGCCCAGAAATATTTGGAAGAAATGTATTCGTAAATACATTTTGGCTTTTATAAAAATAAACAATAATAATAATTCCTTAATTTGTTAGTTGGCGCGAATAAATTTAGTAGGAATGAGTTTATGTTGATTGGTGTGATATTCGAATAATTTAACATTTACTTTGGAAATAGTAACATCGCTAACTCCAACAGCTTTAGAAATGTTTTTATGAATAAAATTATGATGTAATAAAGTGGAATGAGTTGCTAAAAACAAAATAACACCGGCAGCGATCGATTGTGAGTTGTGCGGATCCAATGAATTTATATTTTTTGTTTTGGTAATAATAAATGCACACATTTTCATAAACTGTGCATCGGTTATTTGTAGATTAGAACAAAATCGAGATATAAAGCAAGATGGGTTGGTGTGTTTGGATGTAATTTTAAGTGAGTCGTGGATATTTTGTTCGATTTGTGCATAAATAGTTTGTACGATTTTGCATCCAGATGTGATGATTTGAATGTCGCAATCCCATACATTGGAAAATTCTTTGGCTGTTCTCGGAACGTCCATAAATTTGCACGCAAGATCAAAGTCTCCATATAAAATGCTATCTTTATTGTCGGAACGATAATGAATGTCTGACACGTTCAAGTAAGAAGTAATTTGTTTATGAATAATAATCGCATTATCAATAATGCATTGGGTGAATTTGCCTCTAAATCCCAATTTTTCAATACTTTTAATATCTTCCAACACAGTTTTGTCTTTGTAGGTGAAATTAGAAGAGTTTGTATATCGGATTAATGTGGAAATATGTTTGTTAAATTGATTTGGGTGTCCTGTTTGAAAAGAACAAGATAGATTATTTTCGAGCATGGGATTGTTGTGAATGCCACATCTAGACGGGTCTGTCGAACCCTTGGTATCATCTGTCCCATAAAATCGCCATTCTGGGGACGAATCAACTAAATTAATATTGGTTGTTCCGCAGACCAAACAAGTAATAAAATTATCGTCCAATATATTTAAATTCGATGGAATAAGGCAACACGCCTTCTGTTTGTTTTCGTCATTTTTACAACTGGTAGTAGTTTCATTCGGATTATTGGTAATGCTTTTTTTAGTTTGGTCGTAAAAATCCCAAATTTTTTTAATATTTTTTCTGGTTTTGTTTTTTGATAGAGAAATGGGATGATTAGATAAGGTAGTCATTATTCAATGTACGGCACACTAATTATGTTAAATAATATATAATGTAAATTGTTTTTAAATCATTTTTTTTGTTTTACATAGTGTTTTATTTTGGGGTTTATCCAAAAAATCAAACATTAACAAACTAACAAAAAACATTATAATCAATTGTTTCTACAAGAATATTTTTAATTATTATTATTTTTGTTAGTTAAAAAGGAAATTAATTATGCTTTATCAAACACCAATCGTTTATCCACCAACTTGCCAACTTTAGTCCGTGTAATTGGGTCAGAATAAGTAGCATATTCATATACAAAATGCGTATCTGGATCAAATATATAATTTATATTTTTATGTTTAAACGTCAATACTTTTTGTGATTGCAAGGTGGTTGCAGCAATGGGTACCTTTGCAACATGATCTTCAATTTCGGGATCATTTGCATAATTAGGATCATAGATGAATTCATCGGGTTTGGTAGAACTGGGTATTTTAATACATCGAATGCCTTCTTTTGCGTTATTTTTAGTGTATACCTCACAATCAATGGATGCCTCTTTCATCCCCATTAATAATTTTGAATTAATGCGTTCCTTGATTTGCCCGGTTTCATATAATTGTTCGTCGGTTGTCAAGGGTCTATTGGCATTTTCGGGTAATTTCCCGAGATCATATTTTTTTATTTCAATAGCATCGATTAGTTGATTTGTTGTGAACTGCATCATATATAAAAATACTTCTATCGTCCGGGCTTCAAGAGGCAATTTTTTGTGGCTACAAATTCTTCGAGCCCTTCCAATTACTTGTTCGGTTCGCACATAATGCCAAAATGGTTCCATAATGTGTACATATCGCGTTTCCATCAGATTAATTCCTTCAGACCCAGATGCCGTAATCATAAATACACGGATTATGTCTCCAGCAATATTGCCTTTTTCTGGATTCACCCGACTATCAAGCATTTCTTGAATGTTGTTTGGCGTTTGTTCGCGTTCTCCGTTAAAAATATATCGGATAATTTCTCGTTCTTCGTTATCCTCCTGTCCGGTGTATAGAGCATACATTGGTTTGGTTCCAATATCTTCTTCGTTCATATCCAATGTCCACGCCCCAACACCAGTCCGTTTAATTTTAAATTGAACGAATCCATTGGCTTCTAAACATAGAGCAAAAATCCCAATTCCTTCCAATGTTCGAAATTGACTGTATACCAAATGTTTTCCACGAGAACGCGATTCAATATTTTCCAAGACTCGCGCAAATTTAGGACTATATTCTTTTAATCGGGGCATTTTTAAATATTCATCCTTTTTCTCGGATAGTTCTTCATATGCTTCGCGTAATTTAATAGTATATAATTTATCACCAAACGGCTCATCCACGTCTTCAGGTTCCACATTTGGTTCCACGTCTTCAGGTTCCACATTTGGTTCCACATCTGGTTCCACATTTGGTTCCACATCTCCATCTGATTTTTTTTTATATTTTCGTTTTGCGGGGACTGGTCGTATGATGCTTTCAGGAAAAACAAAATTACAAATACGTCGCGATTCAATTCGGTATGACGATGACGATTTATCTTCTCCATATAATGCTTGCATGCGATTTAACTGTTGTTGTTGTGTTTGCGTGGTTCGTTCTTTGATTCGAGCCGCTTTATAAATGCGAAATTGCAGAGAACTCATAACCACGTATTCCGTATGAATGTCTGTATTTTTATCAAACTTGGGCAATAGTGCCTCGTCTGCACTTCGAAAATAAGAAACCAATCCGACAATCCGTCTTTTAAAATTTTCAAAATTCTTTATTCCTTTATTTTCGTCCAAATATTTGTCATTAAATATTTCCAATTTATCAGGCAATGCCAGATTTTTAACAGTTGTTACACTTGTAATTTGTACGTTGTTTGTATTTAATGCTATTTTAATATGTGTTTTGAATTGTTCGTCGGTTATATTTTCTTCTATTTCTCTTTCCTTTTCATATTCAACCCCTTCATAAGAACCAGAAGAAGAATATTCATTTCGAAATCCAAGCGGATTTTTAGTGACGGTTAGATTGTTTGTTTTTGGTTCGTAGTGAATGTAGTCCACTATTTTTTCGACAGATTTATCCTTAGTCAATAGTTGGGAGAAAAAATTGGTAGACAACCGCTTATTGTTATTCCCTTTGTTTTCGTCGCTTATGGTGAAATTAAACGTATAAATATATCCTCGTAGCATATTAAATAGCACCGCAACTTCATTAGGATAATTTAATATCGGGGTTCCAGACAGCATAATAATGCGACAATTATGTGCTTCCATAATCATTTTGTAAAATAAAATAGGGGCGGATGTTTTAGATGCTTGGAGTTTGGTATAATCTTTGGTCTGTTTAATTTTATTCACAATGTTGCTGACTAAATTATGTACTTCATCAATAATCACCACAGAATTATTGAATATATTTTTCTTTTTTCCTTTTGCGATTTCTTTACCAAAACGAGACCCGTTATAATTAATAAAATGATATTTATTATGTATCATCACATCTAATTGATTGTCTAGGGTTATTTTTTGTTCATCTGTTAATGTATTGTAATTAGAATCGGTCTTGGCTGCGTCCATCAACCAAAATCCTTTTTGTTTTTGTACTAAATTGGACAATCCTAATAGAGCAATCATGTTGTTTTTTTTCGCCGATTCAGGAAAAATGGGGATGAATTCCCAGTGTTGTTTTAACCGATACATCATGTCTCCGCATTTTTTAATTTCCCCGATATAATTTTTTTGCAAATATGCGGGAGTAAGAATAATGATTTTGCGTGTGTCGCGAAATCCTTCTGCGATTCCAATTGAAGAACAAGTTTTTCCTGAACCAAGACCATGAATCAACAAAAGACCGCGATACGGAGTATATAAGTTGATGTAGTCGCGAATTAATTTTTGGTGTACCATTAAATCCATTTTGGTGCTTTTTCCTATATTGTCGCAGGTAACGGGAGATGCGTTATCTATTAACTCGGCTCGATATTTGCCAAAGAGATTGTTTATAAAATGTATAAATATTTTGCGATTATTCATGTAATATTTTGACTTTCCACTAATTTTAAACGGTTCTGTGGTTGGCGGTAAATTTTCCAAATAATTGTTATCGTCGCCGTCATCCTCCTCATCCTCATCAATATCCTTTTCTTTTTGTTCTTTCTTGTCATCTCTTTCTTCCCCCTCCTCTCTTTCTCCCTGGTCTCTTTCTTCCTTGTTGTTTCGGTTGTCTTTTTTTATTTTTTTTATTTTTTGTTTTTTTCCTTCTTTTGGAAGGTTTATTTCATTTGTTTCTATTTTCGCCTTGTCGTCAAGTATAACATGTCTATCTTTTAAAAAATCCATGATTTGTTTGTTTGTATGTTGTGTTTGACCTAAAGTATCGTCCAAGACTATTGGTAAATATACAAACACTGGTTCGAACCCAGTTTTGGTCGGTTCCACCGTTGGCAAATGTTCGACATTCATTTATTATAACATTATTTATTTTATAATAAATAATGCGTTAAATAAATGAATGCTAGAACGGGGGAAATTTTTGCTATACAAATTATTTATTTATTTTTCTGTTCTGGTTCATCATGACGGCTCCTATAATAACAAAATAAAACACAAACGGCAAAATAACTAAAAACCACGCCACATTTTTTTGATTGTCTTTGCAAATAATATTTAAAATCCACGCCCAAAACAAAATATAACCTATTTTAACAACAAACACCAATATAGTACTTGGTACTTCACACGCAAAACTACCCAAACAATATTTGTTCGTATTGTTAATGTTTTGAATAATAGAAAATATCATCACCACCAACGACACTAAAAAATAAACACGCGAAGGTGTGCATAATTCACTCAATCTTTTCGGAAATCCCATGTGTGTTATTATTATAATACAAGGTTTTTTTTTAATTATTCCCTCTAAAAAACATACAAACTAACAAAAAATAAAATAACGTTCATGCTTTCGATTAAATAAAAAATGAAATAAATAGTAATATTATACAAATATAGAAAAATGTCGAATGTTGTGGATGTAGCGACTAAACAAGGCGCCATATTTGGCGAATTGTCTAATTTATGCAATTTGTTTTTGGATAAAATTGGGGCATCTAAAACCGGCACAGAAATCGACGAAGAATTAGAGACACGTTTTAAAGATATATCGAAAATTAACCATGACAATGTGATTAAAAAATTATTGTCACTTGGATTTACACGCAATCCCGCAACAGCATCATTGAATATTTTGTTGAATGACGGAATTCGTGTCCCGGTTATAGGAGAACAAAATATATACCAATATTGCAACAATAGTCAGTTGACGGACGAAATGTATGAAAATATCGAACGAAAAAAACGAATTTCGCAACTGGACTTTTCGAAAGAAAAAGAGTTTCCATTTAATTTTACCTTGTCAACGGAAGATAAGGTGAACCAAGAAGAAAAAGAAAATATAAAATCACGATTTAATTCCATATCCAAAACATTCCGTTACATTATACGCCTATCTTTCGTTCATGAAAATTTCCCCTACTTGACGATTGATTTAAGTACAGTAATTCAGTCTAAAAACCAAACGTTCATTCAGTCTTTTGCCAATCCAGAAACATATGAAGTGGAGATTGAATTCAGAAAAGATAAGCAATATTATTTTTATGGTACTGAAATAGATAAAGAAGGACTTCGTTTGACAGAAATCGTGGTAAAAAATGCAATCATTGCGAATTTTAAAAAATATATTAAATATGTGCTGGGGGGAATTCAAGAATCTAATTATCCTATTTCCATCAAAGAACAAGAAATGGTATTGCGAGATTATGCAAAAGTACTGGATGTATCCAATGATTACGATTTAAATAATCGCGGAAACCGAGCCAAATCGTTGTTTATTGGTCCTTCAACCAAGACATTGCAAGTAGCTAATATTACTAAAAGTACAGATTCTAATGTCCCCAATTTACGAATTCCGGGAGGATTTTGTGTGACGGAAAAGGCGGACGGAGAACGACACTTAATGTTTATCAATTCCGTTGGAAAAATATACTTGATTACATCCAACATGCAAGTGAAATTTACTGGAATGAAATGCGACCCCGAAATATATAAAAACTCTATCATAGATGGCGAACTAATTACACATGATAAACGCAATACTTTTATAAATACGTACGCCGCGTTTGATTTATATTATTTGCGTGGGAAAGATGTGCGATTTTTAAAATTTATGCCAATTCCTGCAGCACTGGAAAAAAACTTGAGAAAAAAAGAGGAAGAATTGCTTAAATATAAAAACGCAACCAACACAGATAATAATAAGGAAGATAACGAAGTGGTTGTAAAAATAGATGAAAATAACGAATCATGGACGAACAAATATCGGTTGGTTTTATTAAATGAATTGATGGATAATATCTTTTTGCCAAGTGTGGTTCCCCCTGTAATGATATTTCGCAGCAAAATATTTTATCCAAATATAGACCATGCAAAAATTGTAGACAAGGAAGAAATGCGAAACGCATATAATATATTTACGGCTGCAAAAGCAATATTAAATGCCGAGTATCCTTACTATACAGATGGGGCGATTTTTACCCCTACTTCTTTAGGAGTGGGGGGAAATAGTATTGGAAATGTGGGACCACTACATAGAACCACGTGGGATTATTCATTGAAATGGAAGCCGCCGGAATTAAATACCAACGACTTTTTAGTAAAAGTGGAGCAAAAAGGCGGTTCAGATATAATACACAACGCATACCAAGACGGCACCGACTTGAAAAACGAAGTTCAAATGTTGCAATACAAGCATTTACAACTCTTTTGTGGAAGTAAAGGACAAAATGAAATATTTCAATATCCTTGCGAAAAAATATATAACGGGGATGTGCCGCGTTACACAACAGTGGATCCAAGAAAAAAATACTCTTATCAAGCAATCCCGTTTGTCCCAACGAACCCATACGATGCAACAGCAGCATTTACAAAAATAAAACTTACAAAAGAAGGATTAATGATGACGGAGGATAAACAAGTATTTGAAAACGACACAATTGTAGAATTTCGTTATGACCTGAAAAATGGAACGTGGATTCCTTTAAGATTGCGGTATGACAAAACATCCGAATATAAAAACAAACAAAATCAATTTGGCAACTCATTCGAAACTGCAAATAGTAATTGGACGTCTATTCATCACCCTGTCACTAAATATATGATTACTACTGGAAAAAACAATGACCAATCCGAAATTGAAATGGACCAAGAATCCGATTTATATTATAAAACAGAATCCGGTCAAAATACACAAACGCGAGGATTGCGTGATTTTCACAATAAGTATGTAAAACAATTGCTCATCCAAAGCGTATGTCATCCCAGAAATACTTTGATTGATTTTGCATGTGGTCGAGGCGGAGATATACAAAAATGGAGAGAAGCAAAATTAGATTTTGTATACGGATTAGATTATTCCGAATCCGGATTGACGAATTCGTTGGATGGGGCATGTTCCAGATATCTTAATGATTTAAAAAATTACCCCAAGATGCCTCATGCATTATTTGTACACGCAGATAGTAAAAAAAACATTATATCTGGAAAAGCAATATTCGGGGAAAAGGGGAAAAAAATAAACGATGTCGTGTTTGGGGAACAAGTGAATGTTGGTACCCATAATGCGTCTGTCCTTGGTAAAGGAGTGATGGCTCAAGCAAATCGTGGGAAAGATGGATTTAATGTATCTTCTTGCCAATTTGCGATGCATTATATGTATGAATCTGCAGATAGTTTTTATAATTTCGTGCAAAACATTGCCGAATGTACCAAATATGACGGCTACTATATAGCCACTTGTTATGACGGAAAACAACTATTCGATTTGCTAAAAGATAAAGACGAAGAATCAATAGTGGAAAAAGACAAATTGGTTTGGCAAGTGGTGAAAAAATATAACTCGGATATTCAAGTATTTCCTGAAGGAGAAGCCAGTTTAGGGATGGAAATTTTAGTATACCAAGAAAGTTTCAATTCATGGCAACCCGAATATTTGGTGAATAATAATTTATTTGATAAAACAATGAATGAATACGGATTGTATTTGTTAACCGAGTCGGAACTGAAGGATATTCAATTTCCGTTAAAAAAAAGCAGTGCACTATTTGGAGATTTATACCACCAAATGACCCAGTCTCATAATAAATACGGAACCGCTGCGGAAATGAAAAAGTATGAACAGAAAATATCCTTTTTAAATCGGTATTTTATTTATAAAAGTCGCAATCACACAAAAAAGAATTTTTCCGACATTACCGCCAAGCATTTAAACAAACAAATTTCGACCAATGTTGAAGAAGTAAATATAGACAAAATAACCAGACCAAATATAGACAAAAGGTATGGTGATGCAGCAATAGAAGAAAAGGAAGCGGATTTAGAGTGTCAGTACGACAAACGGTTAAATGATGTTTTGTACAAAACAACCAAAATACAAAGCACAAACGTACAAAACAAGTTAATACATCTTATTAAAAGTGCAGTTTCATCCAGCAATCCATCCGCAGACATTTTACATAAAATTGATAAATTATTAAAACAAAACCAAAAAAATCTTAAAAACAAAGAGGACAAAAACAAAGAGGACAAAAACAAGGATTATAATAGTAAGGAATATATTTCCAATCAAATAATTTCCTATTTTAATAGAATCTTACAGCACCCAATGTTAACTCCTCAATCTCGACTAATTGATATTGGGGGAGGGACAGGCGATATGTTGCGTTATTTTGCAGAAAAATACCAAATACCAAAAGAAAATGTAGTTAGTATAGACAATGGGTCATTTGCGTTTGAAAACAAATCAAATTTGGTAACCTATATTAACCAACCACATGACGATGTAAATAGTGTGGCTGATCTGCTCTTTAATAACGCAGATTATATTATATGCAGTGTTTCGCTGCACCACATGACGGATGTAAATATTCAAAATGCTGCTGTCTTTATTCAGCGTCACTTGAAACCAGATGGGTTTTTAATAATTAAAGAACATGACGCAAGCACCAAAGATGTAAAATGTTTAATTGACTGGGAACATCACTTGTATCGTTTAATGGAAACGGATAAAATAATGCCTTTGCAAGAAGTACAAAAATATATAAATGACGAATATATCGGCAATTATAAACGGGAAAAATATTTTGATGACTTATTGGAGCCATTGGGTTTTAAATTAATAAATACGTATAATCACGTAATGTACGACTTTGATGCGTCTAATAAATGGGAAAAAAATCCGACGCAAATGTACTGGAAAATTTACCAATTTATCCCAAGATTTTGAATTTTGCAACATACATACCAAACAAAATAATTGCCATTCCCGCGTAGTCGTCTATGGTTGTGGGCAATTTTAACCAAAATGCATTGGACCAAATTTGTGCCAAAAAATCAAACACATATGACGATAGAGATATTTGTGCAGGGTTTAAAAATAAATAACCAATGCGATTCGATGGAATAATAAACATCCACTCAATAGATGCCCAAAATTCAGAGGTAATGATTTTTTGCAAAATAGATACATTCTTCATATCTCCCGTGGTTTGTGTAAATAACGCAAAATCCATGGTTAATCCAACTAAAATATTCAGTATAAGCCAAATAATAATTGTTTGGTAAAATTTCATTCTTTAATATACTTCCTATATTTTTTTATTTTTATATTCATCAAATATTTCAATACATTATTTTATTCGTTTTATCAATTTTCTGAAATATATAGATTCTCTTTTGCACGATATCGCATTTGGTTTTTTTCGCGTATTCTCGATTCTAATTTATTATGTTTGTGATTCCATTTATCCACTATTTTAGCAAAGTCATAATAACACGTAATAAAAACAAAAAATGATTTACATTTTCACTCTTTTTTGTTTTTAGTACGTGTTAACACACTTTACAGTTAATATTCATAAACAAAATGAAACTGCAAAAAAAGGTGATTATATTGGACAACATTAATTACTGCTATGACATTGATTACTGCTATGAATACAAACAATTATATGATACAAAAAATATAAAAAATACAAAAAATGAATTATTGCCCCATAAAAAGGTGATTATATTGGACAACATTAATTACTGCTATGACATTAATTACTGCTATGACATTGATTACTGCTATGAATACAAACAATTATATGATACAAAAAATATAAAAAATACAAAAAATGAATTATTGCCCCATAAAAAGGTAAGGTTCGAACAAAAAAAGTCCATTGTTACTAAAGAACATATTGATCCTGTAAAACAAACAACGAATTTGGAAGTCAAACATATGAAGACAATTGTTATTCAAAACAATGACGACGATGAATTATTGTGCGAATTGAATGATGCAGATTTTAATATTAAAAATCAATACATTGAAAAAATTGAAAAAGAAAATAACTATTTGTCTGACGATGATGAAGGATATGTTATTTGTTCATCACCGAAAACAAAAAATCACTGATAGTTAGTGTGTACAAAATATATCAATAGAAAATTATAAAATAATATTAAATGGTGAAAAATCTAACAAGTCAGAAAACCGGGGATTTATGTAAACTAACAAATTACAATTTCATAATCTTTTTTTTTCAAAATAATTGCATCTTTTTCTGTTAATGTAATTTCTGTTATATTGTCATCAATGACAACCATGTTATATTGAATTGGTAAAACCAATTGTTGTTCTTTGACCCAAATAGGATGGTATGTATGTATAAAATAATCAATAAAACGAGCGCATATTTTATTACCAACAATATAATAATTATATTTAAATGGTAAATCAAAATCTATATTGATTTTAACAATATCTCCGTCGTTTGTTGTTTTAAATTGCAGTTCAACCCCCAAAAAACGAACGTTTGATTCTTCTAATTTTAATACAGGATAAATAAGATTATAATGCTGGTAATCTTGCAATGTCGAACAAAATAGTTTATGACTCGTTATATATATTTCATGTTCTATTGTAGAAATTAATGTAAATGTTTTTATGATATTATGTTTAGCGAGTTGTTGTTTAGTTTTAGTTTTAGTACAATATACCAACAATTCCATAGTATTAATAGGAGGAAAAATATAATTCCAATAGCGGTATCCAGGTTTTTGTATATATTGAATTACCCAATGCCGTACACACGTGCTATAATATAAAGATGAATAGATACATTTGTTTAATTGATTAATTAAATTAAAAAACATTAATAGTTAATTTTATTTAATTTATACTTTTTATACTATTTTTTTATATTGTATTATTACAAATGGACCAAATGGTTATTAATGTGTCTTCATTATTTAAAAATAATTCTCCAAAAAATGGAGGAATTAGATCGAATGAAGAAGATAAAGAAACAGATAATTTATATTCAAAATTATCTATTCCGTATAGTTTATACACCAACATATCGTCCCTAAACAATAACATGAGTGAAAACGAAGACGAGAACGAGAACGAAGACAAGGGCGAAACAGACGACAACGCCGTTATAGAAGACGATTTATATAATAAATTAATGATGTTAATGAATGAACGAAACGATGTAAATAATATAAGCAAAGACAATGCATCCGTTGAAATTCCGTCTGAAAATACAATACAAATGATTGTAGCGGAAATTGAATCTAAACCTTTAAAAAATAATAATAAACTAAATCTAAAAAAATCTAAAAAACACTTTCGTTTTTTTCCAACCAAGCATACTTATAAGCACCAACCTTATAAATTAAAAAATACAAAACAACGCAATTCTTTGAAATCCGTGCCTTTAACCTCGCATTTGAATAAAACACACGGCAAAAAAAAACGACGTTAAACTATTAGCGATACAATATCTGCATAGGTGACGTTTTTAGCCAAGTTGGATGAACGACTGCAAATGTCGAGGCTTATAGCAACATTATTTTTCATCCAGTGCGTTTTGGTACATATTGCTGGTATTTGTTACATATCCCGTTAAAATAGAAGATTCATACATGGATTTCAGCATATCGTCTGGCGCGACAGACCCAGTTCGAATGATTCCTTTTTTAAATAAATCTGTCTTAATATCGTGAATGTTCGCATTTTGTATTTCCGATTTTGCACGAATAATATCTTTTCGTGATTTTGCATTTTTTATTAATACTCCCACGTTTATTTTATTTTTTCCTAAAGTCATCTTGCGGTTTCTGGTGATTTTTATGGCATTATTGATTTGGATATTATTGGTATTGTCTATCATGTGATTATTAGAATGCTTGATTGTTTTATTCACCCAATTGCGATATAACGGTTTTGCACCTCCTTTTAACACGCCATATGGTGGGTCTGGGGCATGTTGTTTAATAGTTTGGTTCAGGGGTTTATGTGGTGTTATTTTTGAAAGATAAGACATTGCATCTTCCAAGTGATTTGTAGTAAATGGTCGTCCATAATTTTGATTTTGAGTATTTATATTTCTTGTTGCGTGTCTGGTTGCAGCATCGCTGTGAATTTTTTCAATTTCTCCCATTTCGTCCATTTTATGCGACTGAATGCGTTGAATTAAATTGTTTTTAATTGTATTCACACTTCCAGTAGACATTTTGGGCGCTGACTTTTTTCGAGTTTTTTTTGGTTGTTTTGCTTTAATAAAATCTGCCGAAAATTGTATTTGTTTAATATTGTCATTGTTATCATTGGTGTTAGCATTGGTTGTTTTATCATTCATTCTCTTTTCTTTACTTGAATATAATAATTATAACCACAATAACAATATAATAATAAAAAAATGTAAATAGACAAAACTTGGGGTTTTATCCGGTTTTTTTTCAAAGAGGATAACAATCCAACAAACAAACAACAAACAAACAACAAACAAACAACAAACAAACAACAAACAAACAACAAAAAAGACAA